TGTAATTGTTGCTGCGAAAATAGATTGGCTGTTGCTAATTAGACTAATGCTTTACAGGCACAAGCTGCAGCTAATCATGCTGATGCTGTATTACTTGCTTCTTAGAATCATGCTGCTGACTAGTTACAAAATGCTTAGATTGAGGCTGCTGACCAATTAGCTGTTTGTCAGTAGACTAATACACTTACAAATTAGGCAGATAGAAATACTAATAGTATTCTTAATGCTATTTCTGGTCAGAATACTCTTATTACTAAAGAATTCTGTGACCTTAAAGAAAGAGAATTGCAGAATAAGATTAATACTCAGGGTGATATAATTACTCAGTTAAGAAACCAAATTAGTAATGATAACCAAACTCTTGCCTTTAATAAAGCTATGAGTGCTCTTGATGATAAGATTGATGCTATTGCTGCTAGACAGCCAAATACTATTCCAGTACAATGGCCTAATGTTGTAGCTGCAAGTACAACTCCTTATATCGGTCAAAATTATTTTGGAGGTAATGGCTTTGGTGGTGGTATTTACTTTTAATTAATAGGGATATGGGAAATTGTTTTCAAATTTTAGGGACTAATGCTGGTGGTGTTCCCTATATTTTAACTACTAATACTACTATAGGTACTGAGGCTGTTGATTTAGCATTAGGATTTCGTAGGATATAGCCTGTAGGATATTTAACTATAGCTATTTCTGATGTAGTTCCTGCTGATACTGCAACAGCTCTTCCTGTTACTCTTACTATGAATGGTACTACTAGAAATTTAACTCTTCCTAATGGTACTAATGTAACTGCTGCTGAATTATTAAATGTAAATACTATTTTAGTATTTAATGATAGAAAAAGAGGTGTTCTTAATTTAATGTCTCGAACTGTAATTTAATATGTTCTCAGCTTTATCTCAAGGAAGTTCTATTTATTTATTAGATAAAACTTCCTCTCCTAAATTTGTTATAGGAGAAGTAGTCGGAGTAACACAGCCTAACTATAATTTTAACCAGGCTACTGTAGATTTGAAGGTAAAAGTGGATGATTCTATTTAGGAATTTAACAATCTTCCAAGTGTTAATAGTGTTGTTACTTATAATAATGGAAAAGTTATTATTAGTGAAACAAAACAAGGAATTTAGAATGAAGTAGAAGCTATTTTAACTAATAGTAAAAACATTCTTGATAATATTGACACATATAAACAAAATGTAGAAGAATGTGAACATATTTTAAAATAGATTAATCCTCAATTTGCTAAAGATAAGGAAAGAGACGATAGACTTCAAAGTTTAGAAAATAGATTTGATGGTGTAGAGTCTAAATTGGATAAAATATTTGATTTAATAAAGAAATGATGATTGTAGAATTTACTGAGGATAAGTTTGGAAAAGCTATGAAAGCTATTTCTAAAATAACTGAACATGCTGATTGCTTACAGGAAATCTTTGAAGATTTAGCTGAAGATTCTGAATTTGGAAATCGTTATGGGAACAGAAAGCGTTATGATGATGACGATATGTATAGTTCTCGTTATGGCATGCGTGGTGGCAGACGTTAAGAATTATGAGGCTTGATTTTTATGATGATAGACCTACTTCTATGAAAAATTATTTAAAATATTATGGAGAACATTTTAATAGAAAACTATGTGATTTTGCTGTTAGTAAAATGAAACATGGTAAAACTCCAGTTGACAAAGATAAAGTGGATGAAATTTTAAATAAACACGGAATTAAATTGGATAAAAATGAATTATACGATTATGTATATGTCTATAATATGGGAAATAATGATTTTTTAGGAAGTAGTATAATAGATGAAAAGCATTTAGCTCTATATGTAAAGGATGTTATTGACGATAAAGATGGATATGATGGTATAGTATTTAATAGGTGGTATGCTGATACAGTAGTAACTGGAACTCCTATTGAATGGGAAGATATGTTATGATTACAGATGAATTTAAAATATTAAATTGGAATGTTTTTATAATATATGAAGCAACTTGTGATGATATTGATTTTATAATTGAAACTTTAAAGGATATAAATTGTCCTAATAAATATATAAAAGAAGCACTT